GCCAAAATACTGGTGATCCTAACAAGGCATATACACCCAAGACTGAAACAGCAACACCAACTCCGGCACCTGCTCCACAAGCAGAAGCAGCACCTGCTCCACAAGCAGAAGCAGCGCCAGCAGAAGGTGATAGTGCAAACAGAGCTCAGGACATCCTAGCGATGATCCGTAACCGTCAACAGTAAAAAGTTTGTGTGTGAGTTCCGGCAAAAATCTCCATTCGGTAACCAGCGAGATCTCACACACTTCTTAACAAAGGAAAGGTAATTATGGCGAAAGCATTTGATATTTCTAAATTTAGAAAGACACTAACCAAGAGCATTGATGGGTTGGGTGTTGGATTCAATGATCCAACAGATTGGGTTTCTACAGGAAACCTTGCTCTAAACTATTTGATTAGTGGAGACTTTCACAAGGGAGTTCCACTAGGTAAGGTTACCGTGTTCGCGGGCGAATCCGGTTCAGGTAAATCTTATTTTTGTTCAGCAAACATTGTAAAGGCAGCACAAGAACAAGGCATCTTTGTAGTTCTAGTTGATTCAGAGAATGCACTTGATGAAAAGTGGTTGCAGGCATTAAATGTTGATACATCAGAAGAAAAACTACTTAAACTCAATATGTCAATGATTGACGATGTAGCAAAGACTATAAGTGAGTTTATGAAAGAGTACAGAGAAATGGCGGAGGAAGAAAGACCAAAAGTTTTATTCGTCATTGACTCGTTAGGTATGTTACTAACACCAACAGATGTTGATCAGTTTCAAAAGGGTGATATGAAGGGTGACATGGGCCGTAAGCCTAAGGCACTAACATCACTCGTGCGTAACACAGTTAACATGATTGGTAGTTACAACGTAGGTATGGTATGTACTAACCACACTTATGCATCGCAGGATATGTTTGATCCAGATGACAAGATTAGTGGCGGACAAGGCTTTATCTACGCTTCATCTATTGTAGTAGCAATGCGTAAATTGAAACTAAAAGAAGATGAAGATGGTAACAAGGTAACAGATGTGCGTGGTATCAGGGCCGCTTGTAAGGTAATGAAAACACGTTACGCAAAACCTTTTGAATCAGTTCAAGTTAAGATTCCTTATGAAACAGGTATGGATCCTTACAGTGGATTGGTTGATCTCTTCGAAGCGAAGGGTTTACTCAAGAAAGAAGGCAATAGACTTAAATACACTGACCTTAACGGAGAGGCTCATCTGGAATACAGAAAAGCGTGGGTTGGTGAAAAGTTAGATATGATTATTAAAGACATTGCCAACAAGCCAGACATTGCAGATGCAGAAGAAACTGTGGAGGTAGAAACAGAATCTGTAAATGGAGAATAAGAATATGAACTCTAACATGTTAGCGGACATATGGAGCGTCCTTAGTGATAAAATTGCAGAAAAGGACAAGGCAGATACGGCTCAGGAATACGTCAATACTCTACTCGATTATGACATTCCTGAGTCAATGCTAGAAGGTATGATGGGCATTGACACGTATCTAGACACTGCACTTGAGTATGCACTAGAAGACGAGCCATCCGACGAAGACGAAGACGAATGGAATTAGTATGACCAATTGGTACGATAAAGTTTCTAAGGATGTAAACAATATTCCTGCGGCAGTCGATTATTATGAGAAAGAACTGATCGAAGCAAAAAAAGAAACTAACATAACCGGAAGGATTGAACGTGCATCAGCAATTATGCCAGCAATAGTTGAAACACGTTTTGGTCAATTGCAGGAAATTGAAGCAATTCTAGAATACCTAAACATCGAACTTAGACGTTTGAGAGCAAGCCATTTTAGAAAATATGTTGAAAACTATCAGCGACAATTAAGTTCTAGAGATGCTGAAAAGTTTGTCGACGGCGAAGCAGACGTTGTTGATTTTGAAAAAATTATCAATGAATTTGCACTTCTAAGAAACAAATGGCTAGGAATTATCAAAGGTCTTGATATCAAGCAATGGCAGTTAAGTAATATTGTGAAACTTAGAACTGCTGGCTTGGATGATGCTTCATTATAAATTCCAATATATTTTTACAGTATAAACTACCCATATAAATACTAGCATGAAAATAGTATTAGTTACAGGTGGTTTTGATCCACTACACTCAGGACATATTGCTTATTTTGAAGCAGCCAAAGAATTAGGTGATATTCTTTGGGTAGGACTTAATTCCGATGACTGGCTAACACGCAAAAAAGGAAGACCCTTTATGCCGTGGAAAGAAAGAGCAACTATTATTAATGCATTATCTGTAGTTGATAACGTTATAGAATTTAATGACGACGACGGCAGTGCTACTGATGCAATAAATCAAACTAGAAAACTAAATCCCAAGGCAGAAATAATATTTGCCAATGGCGGCGACAGAAAAGCCGAAAACATTCCTGAATTATTTGATGACAATACCGGAGAACTAACATTTGTATATGGTGTTGGGGGAGAAGATAAAAAAAATTCTAGTAGTTGGATTTTAGAAGATTGGAAGACTGAAAAGACCATTAGAAATTGGGGATGGTATAGAGTGTTAGATGATCAACCGCAGAATGGTTTTAAGGTAAAAGAACTAGTGATAGAACCAGGAAAGAGCCTATCCGATCAAAGACATTTTAAACGTAGCGAAATGTGGTATGTACTAAAAGGAACAGTTAGTATGGTTACCGAATGGGAAGAAAGAAAAGAACAACAAAATTTAACCGCACTAAACAAAGGCTACGATATTGCTGTAGGTACTTGGCATCAAGCATCAAATCCTTCCAGCAACGAATATGCACACATACTAGAAGTTCAATACGGAGAATCTTGTATTGAAGAGGATATTGAAAGACGATGAGAAATTGGATATTTCTAAGCAAAGGAAATGAAGATCCTTACGTAAATGATTTTGCTAAGGGTTGCGGTTGTAATACAGTTAATACCAACACATTCGATTACGATGCATCAGACGATCCTCTTGTGCTTAGAGGTATACTCAAGAAGAAATGGATTCATAGATGTTGGGAAGATTCGAGAGATTTTTACTTTATGGATACAGGATATTTTGGAAATGAAAGAACACAGAGTAATCCAAACGGATGGAAGTATTGGCATAGAATTGTTAAGAATGATCTTCAGCATAATGATCTGATAGAAAGACCCGATGATAGATTTAGAGGATTTAAGAAAAAATTCCAGCCTTGGAAAAAGGATGGCAGAAAAATTTTACTTGCCGCACCAGATGAAAAACCTATGAAGTTCTACGAACAGGATTTAGATATATGGATAGCGGATACAATTAAAGAAATTAAAAAACATACGGATAGACCCGTAGAAGTTAGAAAAAGAACAAAGTCACGATTTGACAGAGTAGTAACAAATACACTACAGGAAGCACTAGACGATGATGTCTTTGCACTAGTTACTTTTAATTCTAATGCTGCTGTAGAAGCAGTATTTCATGGAATACCAGTGTTTCCATTAGCGCCTACTACTGCTGCTGCGCCGGTGGGTTGCAAGGATCTTTCTCAAATAGAAAATCCTTACTATCCTGATAAGGATAAATTATATGCATGGGGTTGTCATTTAGCCTACGGACAATTTCATATTACAGAGTTAAAAACAGGTAAGGCTAGAAGGATCTTAGAAAAATGAAAGTTTATATAGGGTATGACCCCAGAGAAGATATTGCTTATCAAGTGTGTAAACACAGTATAACTAGAAGAAACAAGGATGTTGAAGTAAGGCCGTTAATTCAAAAAGATTTAAGAGAACAAGGATACTATGATAGACCTTTAGATAAATTAGCATCTACAGAATTTACATTTACAAGATTCTTAGTTCCAGAACTATCAAACTTTAACGGTTGGGCAGTGTTTATGGACTGTGACATGATATTGCAAACTGATATTGCTGAACTATTTGCACAGGCAGACGACAGGTATGCTGTTATGTGTGTTAAGCACGACTATACTCCTAAGAAAGGCACCAAGATGGACGGACAAGCACAAACAGTCTATCCTCGCAAAAATTGGTCAAGTGTGATGTTGTTTAATTGTTCACACCCGAGTAATCAAGAACTCAACGTAGAACTTGTAAACGATCCTAAAGTCACAGGAAAATATTTACATAGGTTTAGTTGGTTAAAGGATGAAGAAATTGGAGAATTAAAACCAGAATGGAATTGGCTAGCAGGCTGGTACAAGGAACCCAATGATGGGAAACCTAAACTAATACACTATACTGAGGGAGGTCCTTGGTTTGAAAATTATAGAGACTGTGAATATCATTCTGAATGGAAAAAAGAACTCTACGACATGATGGAAAACTAATGGCAGATAAACCGAGCCTCGAAGAATCCTTAGTAATAGGATCAAATGGTAAATTAACAACTGATCCTAATGATACAACTAAACCATTAGTAGTAAGAGGTGTTATAAAGAAGGATCACGTAAACGAGTGCAAAAAGATAGGCAGAGATTTTTATTATATTGATACAGGGTACTTAGGAAACTTTGTTAGTCCAGGAAACCCAGGCGGCAAAAAAATATGGCATCGTGTTGTAAAAAACGAAAATCAACATTCTAAAAT